GGAATTTGTCCGCTAACTGATAAACGGTGGATCCGGATTGCTCGGGAATTGATGCGGCGGCAGCGTCGGACCCTGCCTCAAACCTGCCTCGCGTTGCGGCCCCTTTCGCGAGGCCTGCGGCGATGTCCTCGGGTGCTGCCGACAGGTAGATCGCCGTCACGCGCAGGCTGCTGTGACGCATCGCCCGCCTGATCACCTCGGGGTTGCAGCCGGCGGCGGCCATGGCGAGCGCACAGGCGTGCCGGAAACCGTGCAGGCCACGGCGACGGATGCCCAGGGCATCGAGGATCACGTACAGCCGCTCGCGCAGCTCCTGCGACTCCGTGGGGCGCCCGGTGGCGTCCTGGAACAGGTACTCGCTGCTGACCTCCTGCCGCCACAACGTCGCGTGGTACTCGCGCAGCTGCACGAGGAGCTCGGGCGGCGCCTGCAGCACCGCGTGGCTGCCCTTCGTCTTGAGCGGCCGCGCCTCACCCTCGAGCGCCTGCTGACGGACGATCACTTGCCCTGCCTGCAGGTCGATCAACGGCCAGGTGAGACCCAGCACCTCGGAGCCGCGCAGACCGAGGTAGCGCGCCAGCATGAACGCCGTGCGGTCCGCGGTCGTCGCGGCAGCGAAGATCCGATCGCACTCCTCGTCCGTGAACGCCCGCGTCTTCACGATGACGTGCATCTGCTCGTCCTTCGGGAGCTTCACGGAGCGGGCCGTCGGCGGGCGGGCGGCGAGGCCGTCGGCCTCGGCCTGACGCAGCATCCGGCGCAGCACAGCGAACCGGGCGGCGATCGTCGAGGCGGCGACGCCCGCCTGGTGCTGCTCGACGATGAACGCCCTCACCTGCTCGGGCCCGATCTCGTGCACCGCGCCGCTGAACGCCGGTCGGAGGTGCTGATTGATGATTGAGCCCTGCGTGTTACGCGTGCCACTCGCCTGCATCGCCAGCGTCTGGTCGATGTAGCGGTCGCACCAGGTCGACCAGTCGAGCGTCGTACCGGCGTTGAGCGCGCGTGGGTGCAGCCGCTCGATGTAGCGATCTGCGGCCCGGCGCGCGGCGGCCTTGGTTGGGATCTCCGTGAGGCTGCCGAGCCTCACCCACTGGAATGGCCGGCGGCCGTCGACGGTCTTGCTGCGGAGCTTCAAGCGCCAGGTGCGATGATCGAGGCGCAGGGAGCCGCGCTGCATCAGGCCGGCCACCAGGTCAGGTGCTTGCGGCGGTTTATCGTCTTGATCTCGCCGCGACGGACCTTGCCTGCGGTCTCGATCTCCGGCAGGCGACGCGCCACCTGGTAGCGATCGAACTTGAGCCGCGCGGCGAGCTCGAGCGAGGTGAGCCCGGGCCAGCGGCGCACCGCCGTCAGGATCGCCTGCTGCTGCGTGGCAAGTGCGCCTGAACGACGGATCGCTTCGGCCGCGTCGTGACTGCTGTCGGGATCCTGGCCGCGCGAACGTGGCAAATCGGCAATCAGCCCCGGCGTGCCCATCCGGCGCTGCTGACGGGCGTTCTCGAGCCAGTCGAAGCCGAGCTGCGCACTCACCCCTCGATCTCCCACAGGTGGAAGCAGTTCGGATGCAGGTTGACGTACTCGCGACGCGGCGGCAGCAGCTGCGCCATCACACAGTCGTCGGGCAACAGCGTGTAGCGCGCATCGCAGATCTCGTCCCAGGTCGGGTAACGGTCCGGGTGCGAAATGCTCAGGTGCCACAGCAGGCGTGCCGTCGAGCCGGTCGGTTCCTTGCAGACCAGAACCTGCAGGTTGCCCTTGGTGTACATCCGCATGTCGGACATGCCCAAAGGCAGCAACAGCTCGCGCCAGCGCTTTGGTTCGGCGTTCATGCGGGGTGAGCCTCGAGCCAGCTGGCCAACCAGACTGGCCACAGGTGCGGCGGCCAGTGTTGCGACCATGCACGCCAGCGCCGCGTGTGCTCCTCCTGGTCGGAGGCCTTCAGCAGGAACTTCGGCTGGATCAGCTGCCCGAGGCCGGTCAGCGGCATCGCCGCCCTCGCCCGGTGCTTCTCCTCCGTCCACAGGTCGCACGGCGGAAGGTACGGATTGGCGCGATACGCCGTGCCGGTCATGGCCGGCCCTCCGCGTATTCGGCTGCGGCCAGGCGTGCGGCACGCGCGGATTCATAGCGGCCCAGCAGGCTCGCCGTCTGGCGATAGCCGTTGACCAGCGGGTAGCGGCGCCAAAGCAGGAAAATCTTGCGGTCGTCGTCATCCGGGACGGCCGACCAGGTGATGGTGTAGTTTCCGCAGAAGCTCTCCACGACCCACGGCAGCGACTCGCCCGCCTGCTTCGGGTCTGGAATCTGACGCCAGGACGCGCTGACGCGCAGGTCTGGATCGAGCGGCAACGAGAGGCTGTGAGCAGCTGCGCTCATCCGGTCACCTCATGCCCGTCAAAGCTCCGGGAGCGCCAACCGCGGGATTCCGGACGCTGATCCGGGTGGTCGGCGAGGCTGAGCGGCAGCTGCTGGTGCTCGCGCGCCTTGCGCTCGTCCCAGGTCTCCGCGTCGCGCGTATCCATGGAGATCTCGAGCAGCTCGAGCACGTGGCTGACGGCATCGCCGTCGAGCTCGATCACGAACGCGTGTTCGTCGCGGTCGAAGTGCACCATGTTCGACGGCAGGAAGCCGTGACGCTGCAGCGCCAGCAGGCGGTCGAGGTCACGTACCCTCGAAGGCGGGATCGTGATGCGCAGGCTGGCGCTGGACATGGTGACTCCGTGCAGGTGCAGCCCGTACGTTGCGAGGTCTTCCATCTCTCCCTTCCCCTTCTGCTTCTGAGGACAGTCCGGTGGCGGGGAGCAAAGCGCCCCCTTACCCCCGTGGGGCAGGTAGGGCGCCCAGCGAGTCCGTTCGGCGGATCGCGTCGCGCTATCGGGCCGGAGTACGAGCGCCCGAATGACCCCACTCGCGCCAGAGATTTCGGTCCGTGGCGAGGGACCTGAGGCGGACTGGCTGACGAATCGTTCAGCGCGGACGTCATCCGCACGGACAGCCCGCCTCCGGTTTGCTGTTAACTCATGACGCGTGCCTGAGCTGCGCGCGCTTCACAGCAGCAATCGCCGTAAGCAGCTGCTCCGCGGTATGGTCGAAGCGCTCGAGCGCGTCGGCTAGCTGATCGCGCTGGCTCACTGGCTCGACGCGATAGCCGAGCTCGTGGGCGAAGTAGTTCATCAGGGAGTGGTCGCCCGCTTGGCGCGCGAGGCGTGCTATGTGCAGCACTTCCGTCGGGCACAGCTTCTGCGCGTGCTCCGGATTGAGGCCACTACGAAGCCTGGCGGCGGCAATGTCGCCGCTCAGCGACGGCCACAAAGCCGAAGCGACCTTCTTGATTCCACCGGCGGCCTGAACCGCAGTGCCGATGGCATCGTAAACGGTGTCGTGGAACAGCGTTCTCTGGTCCATTACTCGCCGTTACTCGCTGCAAGTAGGTGTGAGGAAGCGCACGGTGCCACGCTGAAACCCATGAGCTACGCAGCCTCTGAGTCGCAGGCCCGGAAATACGCCGCAAGCTTCTCGATGTGCGAAACGCCGGGATCCTCGATTTCGCGGCGCGCAATCTTTTCCAGCGTCCGCTTGGAGACGCCGGAATCGTCGGCAACCTGCCTCCAGCGACCCTTGGATTCCTGAAGCTTCCGGAGGACGTACTCGTGGAGGGATTCCATGGCGGCGCAGCCTAAACCCTATTCGGGGTGTGCACAACCCTTTATAGGGTTTAGGCCGTCGGTAGGCTGCAAATCAATGGGACGCCGAAGCAAAAGCCAACGCCCGCCGCCAGCCATCCGCCTGCACTTCGCGGAGAACGTGACGAGACTGCGCGATCGCGTGTTTCGCGCGGGAAAATCGATTACCGACCGCAACCAGGCATTGGCGAAGTCAGCCGGCACCTCGCTTTCCCAGGTGCAGCGCATCGTGGGCGCTCAATCAGATCCTGGGATTGACGCTCTCGAGCGACTGGCTGCAGCGCTGAAGTGTCGGCCGCAGGACCTAGTGACGCCGTACTTTGCGAACCAAGGAGTGGTTCAGGCACCGGACGAAGGCGATCCGGTCGCTGAACCACCAATGTTTTCTAAGCGCCGAGCAAGTTAGCGGGATGCTCTGTGGGTGCGGCGAGTGCGAGTTCTGCGAAATCGCGCCAGACGGGAGCGATGACCGCAAGACACGGAGGTGCTGAATGGCGGCTTTACTGTGCACTCGCTGCGGTCATCGTGGTGAAACTCGCAGCATCACCAGGGGCAGCTTTGCCATCGAGATAATGCTCTGGCTCGCGTTCCTGATTCCGGGCTTGATCTACTCGATATGGCGACTCACTACCCGACAGCCCGCATGTGCCAAGTGCGGCGCGACGGATGTCGTGCCAGAAGATTCGCCGCGCGGCGCCGAACTGTTGGCGCGTTACCACCCGTGCGCGACGCCGGGTGACAACCTGCCAAAGGGCAACGCGAAGCGCGGGTATGTTTACCTCGCGCTCATACTGCTCATCGTGATTGTTCTGCTGACCTCGTGCTCGTCGGTGCAGGTGCTTGACGCTGCGGCGCCGCCGGTAGAAGCCGGCGACTGCGCAGTGCGGGTATATCTGACCCATGACCAAGCGACGAGGAACGGCGCGATCGAGGAGCTGTGTGTAATCAATGGGACCAGTGCCGGTAGCTTCAAGCACACCGTTGCCACAGCAATCGAGAAACACAAGCGCAAAGCCTGCGCCTGCGGCGCGACGGACGTGTACCTGCAGTCCCAGACCGAGAGCGGCTGGGATGTCGCCACCGTCACACTGATAGCTTTTCGATACTCTGGCGCGGCCGGCCGCTAGCGCTTCATCCAAGGGATGAGCTGACACTGAGAACCGCTACACCCTTTTTAGGGTTGACTGCACCCTAATCCGGGTCTATTGTGCGCCTCACCTGCCACCCAGGCAGCGGAGGCGAATGACATGAGCGAGCGCCTGTACTACGTCGAAAAGCACGACGAGACGCTGCAGACCAGCGATCGCCTCGAGGCGATCAACATCGCGGCCGAGTGGGTGCGACGCGGCTACGCGGTCGAGCTCGCCGTCATCGAGGTGAGCGACGACACCGTCACACAGGCCGACATGAGGGCCGCCGCATGAACTGGCTCGACGCCAACGCCGAAGGCCTCGCGTTGTTGCTGGTCATTGCCGTGATCGGCGGCCTGCTGCTCCTCGGGGCGCTGTGCATCGAGCGCCTGGTGGAACCGCGCCACGAGCGCGAGCAATTCGACCACCTTGCGCGGTCCGCCCGCGCGCGGCGCGATCTGGCGAAGAAGCAGCGCGTGATACCGCGACCGAGCTGGTCGCCGCCGTCCGGCTGGATTGACCAGCGATGAACAGGATTCTGGATCTTCGGCCGCGCATTGCCCGCGTGCGGGCTGAGCGCCCACTGAACCTGCTGCCGCCCGCCAACCATGCGATCACCGTCGCGCACTACGAGCGTGCCGCCATTCACGAGGACGTGCCGATTTCCGTTCTGGTCAGCGCCCTGAATCGTGCCGGCCTGACGTTCTCCAACGTCGTCGGTCACGGTCTGGTGATCCACAGGATCGGCCAGGACCCGCATCTTCCGGCCAACACCAACCCTGGCGCGAGCTGACCGCACTCCTGGCCCGGCGCCGGCCCGGGAGTCAGCAAGCCGGCATTCACACTCAGAGGACAGCATGATCAACATCACCTGCAAGCGCTGTGGAGAGGACAAACCCGCCGAAGAGATGATCCGGCGCAACGGCAAGCCGGCGAAGCTGTGCCTGACCTGTTTCAGCGCGTCTTTCGGCAAGAAAAACAGGGGGGGGCGCGTGGCTAAGGGCTCCGCCAAGACGATCGCCGACATCGTCGAGAAGCGCACGCGCAAGGCGAAGGCACCGGAGCCGGTCGTGCTGGGCGGGCACCTCGAGGTCGCGCAGACCTACGGATTCCGCGCGGCGTGGGAGGACGGGTATCTCGCGGTCGAGCAGGACCAGACGGCAGAAGACGGCGAGTCCGTCACCGCGCGCCTGTTGCTCACCAGGAGCGACGTCGAGCGCATTGCGGAGTGGGTGCAATCGTGACGCACACGCCGGGGCCGTGGTACGCCTCCCCCTACAGCAGCATCGTCGGCATTGCGATCAGTGGAGCCAGTGGCGTAATTGCCGGCATTCGCGGCGACAGGCCGGCCGCCGAGGCCAACGCGCGCCTGATCGCTGTCGCGCCAGACCTCCTCGCCCTCGCGAAACAGTACGCGAGCGAGTGCGGGGACTGCGGAGGGACCGGCGTGGCGTTGGTTGCCACCTGTGACCAAAGCAAGGATTTCGGCGCGGTTCCTCAGCAAGTTCCGTGCGACGTCTGCGCCGACATTCGCGCTGTCATCAACAAGGCTGAGGAACAGACGTGACGCGCTACGCATCAGAGACGACCGTCAGCAGCGAGAAGTCGCGCGCCGAGATCGAGGGCCTGCTGCTGCGCTACGGCGCTGACCAGTTCATGTACGGCATCAAGCCCGAGGCGGCGGTCATCGCCTTTCGCGCGCAGGGCCGGCACGTCCGGTTCATCCTGCCGTTCCCGAGCCCGACCGAGCAGCGGTTCACGCACGCGAAGCCGCGCGCGCGGTACGGCTCACCGATTCGCCGCAGCCCGGACTCGGCTCGCGCAGCCTGGGATCAGGAGATTCGCTCTAGGTGGCGCGCCCTGGCTCTGGTCATCAAGGCCAAGCTCGAGGCGGTCGAGTGCGGCATTGCCGAGTTCGAAGACGAATTCATGGCGCACGTCGTCCTGCCGAACGGGCAGACGATGAGCGAGCATGCGCGGCCGCTGATTGCGCGGGCGTACGAGTCCGGCCAGATGCCGCCGTTGCTGCCGCACTTCTGAGAGTCGGAGTCATGACTACCGCCGCCATCCCCCTCTCCGAGCAGATCGAGTGCGTGCAGCGCGAGATCAACATGCGTCACCGCGTCTACCCGCGCTGGGTCGAAATCGGCCGCATCACCCAGGCGCACGCCGACCACCAGATTGCCGCCATGTCCGCCGTGCTCGCCACGCTCGAGGCACTGCGGCCGGCGGAGCCGGAACAAGGAGCATTGCTGTGAGCAAGATCAGGAAAGCCGCCGTCGGCCTCGAGCTGAACACCGTGACCGAGGTCCGCCTGGCCGACATCAGCCCGGATCCGGACCAGCCGCGCAAGACGTTTGAGGAGGCGTCGCTGCTGGCGCTGACCGACAACATCCGCGAGCGCGGGATACAGCAGCCGCTGCTCGTGCGAAACGTTGGCGGCCGAACCGGTCTGATGATCGTCGATGGCGAGCGCCGCTACCGCGCGGCGAAGCTGCTGAACCTCAAGACCGTGCCCGTGCTGCTCGTGGACGTCGGCACGTACGAGGAGGGCCAGCTGCGCCTCGACCAGGTGAGCGTCAACCAGCTGCGCGAGCAGCTGAAGCCGATGGAACTGGCGCACGTCCTGCGTGGCATGCGCGACTCGGGCAAGACCACGAACGACATCGCCGCGATGCTGGCGAAGCAAGGCCTGCCCGCGATGAAGCCGGCGGCGATCGACGAGCTGGCCGAGCTCACCCAGCTGCCGCCCTGGGCGCAGGACATGGTGAACGCCGACCAGCTCGAGACGGCGCATGCAGCGATGCTGCTGCCGATCCTGAACCGGAAGGGCGTCGAGAAGCCCCTGCAGAAGGCCCTCGCCGACCAGATCGGCTACAGCGGCAAGCTCGAGCGCTGGGACGTTGGCAGCTGCATCACGACGGCGCTGGCCAAGGCCGGTGGCGTGAGCCTGACCAGCACCGAGTCGTACAGCCCGAAGCCGATCGTGCACTTTGCGTTCAAGACCCGATGCAAGGGCTGCGAGCACCTGCAGCGTTTCGGCGACAGCGCGTTCTGCATGAGCCAGAAGACTTTCGAGGAGCATAACCAGGAGGCGAAGGACGCGGGCCTGCTGCCGGGCGGGCGCAAGCCCGAGAAGAAGGCGGCACCGAAGCCGGGATCGAAGGCCGAGCAGGACGCCACGAGCGAGAAGGCTGAGCAGCGCGAGCGCTCACTCGCCGAGAAGGCCCGCGACTACCTGCACGCGCGGCTGTGCGTGGCGCTGCTGGAGGAGGTCGGCAAGCGCAGCGAGCTTCAGGCCGCGCTGGTGCTATGGCGGGCACTGAAGAATCCAGGCAGCCGAGGCACGCGCGGTGCTCGCCCGCTCGACGCCGAGATCCCGGCCGAATACCGCTCGCTGGAGCAGGTGGCGACATTCACGCTCGAGATGGAGATGGACGCGCAGCTCTCGGCCGCCCTGAACATCGTCAACGAGCTGCCCTGGCGCGAGACGCACGCCCTCGCCCGCCTGATCTGGGGCAACGACCTGCACACCGTCTGGAACCTCGACCGCGAGTTTCTCGACCTGTTCCGCAAGGCCGAGCTGATGCACCTGGCCGGCGTGCACGGCTGCGCGCTGCCCGAGGGCCGGCGCAGCTGGGACGCCATGAAGGGCGACGAGATCAAGGACGCCCTGCTCGCGCAGCACGAGAAGCTGCTGCGGCCCGCGATCCTCGCCGACCTGTACCAGGGCGAGATCGAGGCGCCGTTCCGGGCATGGCGCCCGGGTGACGAGGACCCGGACTACGACGAGGACGGGGACTACTTTCCAGAGGAAGACGAGGAGAAGGCAGCATGAACGAGTTCGAATTCAGACTTGCGCAGGTGGTGAGGCTGGTTGACAGCGGGGAGACCGGAACGGTCACGGCCCGCGCCGAGTACCTGCACGGCGAGAACAGCTTCCTCGTGCGCTACAGGGCCGGCGATGGGCGCCTGACGGAAGCCTGGTGGGGCGCAAGCGCACTGGAGGCCGCATGAACACTGTCGACTCGACCAGCGATGACCGCACGGTCAACAACGTGATGCGCCACGCCTACCGCGTGCTGTCGGATCAGGAGAAGGCGGACATGCAGGCGCTCAAGGATTCGGGGCTGCGCATGTTCCAACAGATTGGCGCGCTGGGCGAAAGCCGCGAGCTGTCCATCGCCAAGACCAAGATCGAAGAAGCCGTCATGTGGGCGGTCAAGCACCTGACCAGGTAACGCGATGAAGCGTCCCACCAACTGGCTTTTTATCGCGGTGGCCGTGGCTGTAGCTGTCATCGCGGTGGTGGTGCTTCCGAAGCTGGGCGTGCTCGGCTGGATCGGAGGCGTGCCGTGAGTCACGTCCGAATCGTGATGACCGACCACGGGCGCGGGGAGGTGTTCGTAGACGGGCAACAGCTCGACCGGGTCCGCGCGATTCAGTTCGAAGCAGACGCAGCATGGCCCAGAACGGTCAACACGGTCGTCCTGACGCTCGTTCCCGAGAAGGTGGATATCGAATGTCCGGCTGAAATTATCGCTGCGGATGCGACGTGGAAGCTACGCCTGACCCGCAAACTGCGGAGGCTGTTCTCGTGATCATCACCGAGCCAGGCCTGCGGTGGCGCCGCTCGTTCGGGGCCCTCGGCCCGCACGGGGAAGAGTGCATCAGATACGACTGCCTCGACTACCCTCGGCTCTACCAGCTCCGCCAGCGGGCGAACTCGGATACGGAGTGGCGAACGCTGTTCTATGTCGAAGGCATCGCCGCCCAGCACTACGAGAATCCAGTCGATGCGCTGGCGGCCATGAGGGCCAATCCGTGAGCCGTTTGCTGCTGGGTCTCGCGGCCATCGGCGCCTCAGTGATGCTGACGACCGTCCTGGCGGAGATTCACAAGGCGACAGGGGGATGGCCACCGCCTTTCATGGCCGGCGCCGTCGTCGGGGCAACAGCGACGCTAGTCATTCAGCTGGGCTCGGGGCGTCGATGAGCCCTGCCCTGCGCCGCCTGGTCGAGCTGCTGGCCCGTCGCGCCTACGAGCGGCGGCGGGCAAGGGAGCGCGAGAAATTGCCACCGGCGCGGCCGGCGGCGTAGGCTCCGCCCCCTGATGCGCGCCGCCCTCTACGCCCGCTATTCGACCGACAAGCAGTCGAGCACCGCCGACCAGCTGCGTGTGTGCGAGCGCCTGGCCGAGTCGCACGGCTTCACGGTGGTGGCGAGGTTCACGGACGAGGGCCTGTCCGGCGGCACGGCGAACCGCCCCGGGTATCAGGCAATGCTGGCGGCAGTCCGCGCCGGCCAGGTGGACGTGATCGTTGCCGAGGACGCCTCGCGCCTGTGGCGCAACATGGCCGAGCAGTCGCCGCGCGAAGCGGAGTTGAAAGACCTCGGCGTTGCGATCGTCACGCACGACCTTGACAGCCGCAATGAGGCCTCGAGCTGGCTCGGACCGATTCTGGGCACTGCGGCGAGCGTGTACCGGCAGGAGATCGGCCGACGCACCCGCCGCAGCCTCGAGGGCCGCGCCAAGGCCGCGAAGCCGACCGGCGGTCGCGCCTACGGCTACACCTCGGTGCGGGTGATCGTGCCAGAGCAAGCGGCGGTGGTGCGGGAGGTGTTCGAGCGGTTCGCGGCCGGCGAAACGCTCATGGCGATCGCCGCCGACCTGAATGCCCGCGGCGTGCCGTCGCCCGGCGCCGGCTGGGCGCGTAAGTCCCGCCGCAAGGACGGCGTGTGGCTCGTCTCCGCCCTGCACGCCATGCTCAAGAACGACGTGTACATCGGGCGCGTGGTGTGGAACCGCCGTCGCTGGGTGCGCTCGGCGCAGGACTCCTCGAAGCGGCGCGCCGTGATGAACCCGCCGTCGGAGTGGATCGTCCACGAGGTGCCTGAGCTGCGAATCGTGGACGACGTGACCTGGTCGCGGGTCGAGCGTCGGCTCGCCGAGCGGCGGGACTTCTACAAGCCGGGTCCGGGCGGCCGATCGCAGTACCTGCTCTCCGGGCTGCTGCGCTGTGCTTTGTGCGGGTCGGCGATGGTGATCAGCTCGCATCGGCCCGTGCGCTATCAGTGCTCGACGTTCCGCCACGGCGGGCCCGCGGCCTGCGGCAACAGCCTCACGTTGCGCAAGGACGTGGCCGAAGCGGCCCTCGTCGAGCCGGTGCTCGAGCGGGTGCTGTCGGCGGAAGCCGTCGAGCATGCTGTCCGCTACATGCGTGCGCTCGCGGCGGAGGATGACAAGCCCGTCCCGCCAGCCGAGCTTGGGCGGATCGATGCGCAGCTCGCGGAGCTGGCGCGTCTGGTGGACGCCGGGACGCTCGCACCCGAGACGGCGGCGCCGGCCCGGCATGCACTGTTCGAGCGTCGGCAGGAGCTGCTCGGCCGCTCGCGAACGGCGAACGTGCGCCAGGGGCTGTTCGGGGCGGAGGAGGACTACCGCGCGGTGGCGGCGGCGATGAGGGAAGAGCTGGCGGGCGACGACGTGCTGGCGGGGCGCGAGGTTCTGCGCGAGATCGTCGGTGAGATTCCGCTACGGCCGGAGGGGAATGTGCTCTGGGCCGAGTTGAACACCCGCCCGCTCGCGATGGTCGCGGCGGGAGGGGTCAACTGGAATGGTAGCGGGGGTGGGATTTGGAATCAGTTGCGCGTCGCCCTGCCGGCCGGCGGGTGGTTTCCAAGGAAGGCGGCGCAATGAACGACGACGAAAATGCCGCCCTGGCGGCTCTCCAGCAGCTGCTCGACATGACCGATGCCACCGACTGGCCGCTGGTTCACCGCACGGTCGCCGAAGACATCACCTCGGGCAGGTTCGGCGCCGAGTTCGAGACGGCGTATCGGGCCCTCGTGGACAAGAAACGGCTGGCTAAGGAATCCTGACCAGCTCGCGTACGCAGGCCTGCCGGGCCTTGTAACACTCGATCGCCTCGCCCCGCTCCCGCCACTGCACCGCCAGTGCGCCGTTGGTCGCCGGCACGCCATCCGGCGCCGGGCACTCGGTGACACACAACGACGGCACCGTGGCCGGCACGGGCTTCTCGACCACCCGTTCGGTCACGCAGCCAGCGAGCAGCGCTAGAGCGGGCAGGAGATACGTTGCTCTGACCATGCCTTGCACTCCGGATCGTTCTGGGTCGCTGCCCGGTACTTCGCCCGCCATGCCGCGGCATCGGCGCGGGCCTTCTCTTCGGCCTGCCTGAGCCCCTCAGCGGCCTCCAGGGCGCGCGTCTCGGCCTCGGCTCGTGCTTGCTCGGCCGCCTCCTCCGCGCGCCGTGCGCAGGCTGAGGCGGGCGCGCAGGTCCGTTCCTGTTCGAGTTCGGTGACCACGGCCGGCAGCCGCTGGTGCGATTCGTGCCAGGTGGTCACGCGCTGCCAGAGGATGCCGACGACGGCGGCGAGCACGGCCCACGCCAGCAGTCGCCACTGGCGGAAGTAGATCGCCACCCCGGCGGCCACCGCGCAGGCGACGAGGAACACCACGAGTCCCCACGGGATGCCGGTGAACCAAGCGAGCAGCTTCACTGCGGCGCCCCGGCGATCAGGCCAATGACGCGGCTGATCGAAAGCTGGGCCTGCGTCAGTTCGTAAACGGCGGCCTCGCGGTGGATGACGGGCTCTTCCTGCATTCGCCGCCGGGCCTTGTCGAGATTGTGCAGGGCGTCGGCCAGGTGGTCCGACAGCAGTCGCGGGTATGACTCATCCATTGCGGTCCGCCTCGATTTCCTTCTGCAGAAGAGCGAGCGCACGCCAGGCGACCTTCGCCGAGTGGCGCACGCCGTCGCCATCGATGGTGCCGCGCTCGATGAAGTGCCGGATGAGGGCGTCTGCCTCGTCGGTAGACTTGGCCCGGTCCCAATGCAGCGGCGAACCCGGGTTGTGCTGCTCGTTCCCGACGTGGGAGCAGTGGGCGACCGCGGCGAGCGCATCGGGGAAGTAGTCCAGGACGCCGGTCGCGATCGGCATGCGCTTGCGCGCCTGCGCGTCAGTGGGGAGCATGCAGCCTCCGGATTCGGTTGAAGACGCGGCGCAGCGCATAGCTGCGCACCAGCGAGATCGCGGTAAAGATCAGGCCGACGTGGAACGCCTGCCCCGCCGTGATGTTGAATCCGAACAGCGGGAACACGAGCAGGTTGGCCGCCCAGTTGATCCCGAACCCGATCACGATGTTGGCCCACGCCTCGAGCCACGAGCCCAGGCGGGTCTGGCTCACTTCGGCACGCTCACCCAGGCGGCCGGCCCGCGGCGCTCGGGCGTCTCGCAGTACACGGGCATGCGGAAGGTGATACCGAAGCGCGGATGCGTGATCCACAGCGCCTGCGTCGGCGGCTCGAAGCCGTAGTTGTTTGCCGCGGCGTACTCGTCGTAGCCCTTCATTGAGCCGTTGACGATCATCCGCGCGAGGTGGATGTACGAGTGCCAGTGACCGGCCAGCAGGACGTCATAGTCCTGGTTGACCGCCTGGTTGCGGGCGGTCTTCTTCTGGTTGCCGCGCATGAGTGGACCGATCGGCCCGATGATCGAGTCGCCGGCCCGGAACTGGTCACCGTGCGTCAGGTTGTAGCGCGTGCCGAACACCCGATAGAGCGCATCGGAGCCGTCCGGGATGTAGAACGTGACGCGCTTGTCCTCGCGGAAGTGGCGCGCGAGGAACTGGTAGAGCAGCCAGTCAAACGACGTGTGCGCGCGGTCCTTCGCCCAGGTCTTGCGCGTGTCGCGGCCATGATTGCCGGTCACGCAGGGCAGGAACACTTTACCGAACGCGTCGGCCAGCAGCTTGATCGCGCCGGCGAGGTGGTCGTAGAGATCGAGCACCGTCGGCATGGTGTTGAGCTCGTTGGTGGCCTGCAGCTCCTCGTGGATGTTGCCGGACACCATATCGCCGCCCAGTGGCACCACGATGCCCGGATAGCGCATCTTTCGATCGAGGATGCGGCACAGGCCGATCGCGGTCTCGATCGTCGTGCGCAGCCGCTGGCGTGCGTGGATCAGGCTGTACTGGTTGACGCCGGCCACCTGCGAGGCGCGCACGACTTCGCCCCAGTGCAGGTCCGACAGCAGCAGCGTCGGAACGCCCGGGCTTTCGGTGGCCTTCGGCTCGGTGACCGTCCACGCCGGCGGTGAGTACGTCTCGAGCGAAGCCGCCGCCGTGCCGACGATCGCCTTAATCGCAGCCGCATCGACGCTTTCCTGGGAGACGCGCTTCAGCTCCGATTCGAGCCGCGCGATGATCGTGGCGGGGTCATGCGCGGCGCGAAACTCATGGAGCGGCCGCCCGCTCACGACACCATCTGGCGCATCTGCGTCGCCAGCTCCTTGGTGCCCGCCCATATGCGCTTCTGGTTGCGGCCGCCGACGACGACGATGAAGTCCGAGAACTCGTCACGGTAGGCCGCGAGATCCGTGGTCGAGAGCCCCGCGAGCCGCAGGAAGCCGACCTCGTATTCCCAGCCGGTGCCAAGCTTCTTGATCGCCTCGCGAATGCGCTGCGGGACGATGAACGACTTGTCGTGCCCGGCACGGAAGTCCTGCAGCGTGCGACCCAACGCCTTCGACTCAGCGGGCACGCTTTTCGGCTTTCGTTTCGCGGACATGCTTCGCCTCTGGCTTCCGGCGGGGTTGCCGGGGTTCGAGTGATTCGCTGACGATGCGACCGCCCGAGTAGGGGTCGATCCGGCAGGCGATGCGGACCGCCTCGATGGCGGACTTGCCGCAGTGGAGCGCGGCGAGCGCGGCCTTGGCCCCGCTGCCGGCGGCGTAGAAGTCTTCCTCGATCTTCTCCGCGTGGCAGTACACGTCGTATTCGAAGAGGCCGTCGGGCCTCAGCACCAGGCACGTGAAGTCCCCGCCGAGGTGCAGGAACACGTCGGGGATCGGCTTGCCGCTGCCGTACCAGTCCTTGAACACCAGCCCCGGCGAGGATTCGCCGATCGTGGCGATCACCACGTCGAAGGACTTGCGGCCCTCGGTGATGCGCTTGCGGTAGAGCTTGCGGCAGGTGTGCTTGCGCGAGCCGCCAGCCTCAGTGGTGTAGGTGGCGAGCGAGTCGGCCGCGAGGATGCCGTCACGATAGGCAACCGTGGTCATGGGGCGTCGCGCTCCGCGGCGCGGGCGAGCTGCACCGTCTTTTCCGCGCTACCCTGGCTCGAGTTGAAGAAGAACCCGACGACCGTCACCACGGAGGTGGTGAGCGCGCCCAGCAGGAACATCGCGACATCCTTCACACCCGGCAAGAATTCAGTGTCGCGCCCGAGCACCTGCAGCACGATGAAGCCGTAGAAGCCGACGAACATGACCGCCAGCAGGGTGCGGGCGATCAGCGTGAAATTCGGGTTCATGTCAGGCCTCGTTGTGGCTGGAGGGCTGGCCGTTCGCGGCGAGCAGCGGCAGGCTGTCGACGGCCTGCAGCTCGGCGAGCCGATGCGCCGGCCAGCGATAGCCGAGGACGCGGGACGGCTCGAACGGCGCGATCGAGACGCGGTTTCCCTGGTTGCCGCCGAGAGTCATCAGGCGGCCGCGCTCGTCACGGCCGGCGATGAGCCCGACGTGCCCGCCGCCGCCGCGCCCGTAGACCACCACGGCGCCGACCGCCGGGTGCGCGAGCGGCAGGCCCCAGTCGAGCCAGGCACGGGCGCGATACCAGTGGCGCGGCAGCTCGATGCCGGCCTCGCGCATCCACGCGGCCACGGCGACACCGCACCAGGGCGTTTCGTCGTCGGTCCACCATGCGCGCAGGTCGATCAGCCAGCGGCGGATGGTCGGCGTCGTGGCGCGGCCAGGGGTCTCGGCGAGGCCGACATGGCGGCGCGCCGCGATGAGCCAGGTGGGCTCGCGGGTCATGCTGAACCTCGGTGCGATCGCAAGTCGGAGCGATTGACTATCCGCAGATCGGATAGGCCACTACAGAATCCCCGCCGGCCGTGGACAGCGTCGGCTTCGCGGCGATGGTGTAGCCCGTGGCCGCCGGTTGATGTACGGTCGAGTCAACGTCCACTTCCGCAGACATCTGGATTCGATTTCCGGCGGTGCCGATCGTGAAGTCGATGTTCGGAGACCGTACGTGAGCCACGACGAATCACTCCCACAGCAGCGCCAGGCCGTGCGACGAGGAGCCGGAGACCAGGCTGCCCGTGTAGGCCAGGTTGATAAAGGTGTGCGAGGTCGCCCCAACCATCGCGGTGCTGAAGGTCGTGTAGACCGGGAGTTCCGAATTCAGCACGGCCGCCAAAGACCCGATGGGACGCATGTCCGGGTTACTGGTCCAGACGATGTAGGCCTGCTTATCGCCGCTGGGCAGCGTGCTGGGAGAAATGACCCCCGGCACGAGGGACGTTGCGTAGGCAGTAATTGAATTCAGGTTCGAAAAGACCACCGCGGCGGTCGCCGCCAGCCGGACCATGCGGCTGTTGTGAATCCACGCGGCGTTGCTGTTGATGCTGCCGTAGCTCCAGATGAAAATGCCGTCCCCGTCCGGGTCGCCGTCGGCGTCGCAGGTGCGCGCCACCACGAACATCCCGGCGTGGCCGCTGCCGTTCTTCCAGCAGTACCAGAAGATGCCATCGGCATGGCACATGTAGCTCGGCGTGGCGGTGGACGTGCCGGCGCCGTAAGCGTGGTTGCCGTTAATGACCGTCCCCGAACCGGTGCCGGTGAGGGTGCCGGAGCCATTGGAGCCAGTCCCCACTTCGACGCGGATCCGGGGATTCGTTGTGCCGGTCCCGGTGCCGTAATAGAACTTCAGGAAGATCGGCGACGACGGCGAGGCGCTTTGCTGCGTGTCGGTGAACTCCCAGATTTCATACCCAGCGTCCGTGCTGGCGCCCGGCCGGGTCACGGTGGTCCAGTTGACCTGCCCCGTGTCGGCCGTCTGTGTCAGGCCGACTGCCGCCAACTGCGCGGCAAATTCGCTGCCCCACGTCCGGAAATTGGCATCGCTACCGTGAAGACTGCCGGTGGTCCAGGTTGCGGTGGTCACTTCGCCTCCAGTACAAGCACGATGGTTATGCGGGTGAAAACCGAGACGGAGACGATGTGGAAGCGCAGCACGTCGCCGGCTACAACCGACGTGGTCCAGCCGGTCAGTGAGGTGTCCTGGGACTTCACGTCGGCAGTCACGGTCGGCTTTGCCGAGGCCGTGATGGAATCGCCAGCGTCGGGCGGGAAAGTCGAATAGCCGGACTTCCAGACATCGATGACGCAGTATCCATTGCCGCCCTGCCCGACGATGGTGGCTTTCTTGATGATGCCGGTGATCGGCACGATGACGTCCACGTCGGGGCAGTCTGCTGCCACGAGCACCGCAGCCGACCCCCACGCGGCGCCGACCAGTCGGGCATTGCCCGTGGGCACCCATTTCCCGGTGCTGGCATCCCAGGTCAGTGAGTCGCTGTTCGCTACGGCGGCAACATCCACGTCATCGTTGCTGCCGAGCTCATTGGGACGGTAGCTCTTGCCGGTCGTCGTGAACGCGACGGCGTCCGTGGCATCGAGTGAGCTGCCGCACGGCACAGTCTTGAGCAGTTTGCTGGCGGCGACGCCGGAGACCGACTCGGCAATACGGTAGATGCCAGAAGCACTGAGCAGCACGAAACGATCGCCGGCCAAGGTCGTGCCGCTGTTGGCCTCGGTGTTGCGCAGCCCCCGCCAGAGTCCGCTCAGCACCCAGGTGCCGTCGGTCTCCTGGGCCGCATCGCGGAATTGAATCAGCTCCCAGCGGCCGTCGTTGCCGATGACAGCGGCATTGGCCCCCGCCAGCAGTGACTCCTCCGTCGCGCTCGAGAGCGGGTCGCCCGACTGCAGGGTGACGTAGATGATCGAGTCTTCATCGAACACCAGCGGCGATCCGCTGATCTCCTGCGGCGGAGAATTGGTGCCAGGGTCGACGTTTTCGGTGATCGTGCCGATCGTCGCCGGCAGCTCGACCTCGGCCACCCGACCGTACGTGGTGCCACCGTCGGAGCTGCGATAGATCACGGCGCAGGTTTCGCCATCGCACAACGAGCGTGCCGCCACGTAGTAGCCGGCGTCGATGTCCTCGTCACGCAGGCGCGGGATGTCGAGAAAGAGCGCCTCGTGCGGACACACCGGCGGCGCTGCGACTCCAGGACCCGCGGCGGCGGGCGGCGCGTAGCTCACCCCGGAGCCGGTGTAGATGTCCTGGTCGTCCCGGATCGCCTCGACCGCCAGCAAGCCGCCCACCGAGTAGTCGAGGGACGCGATTCTGACGCGGATCAGGTCGCTGTCGACCGGCAGCATCAGGCAGTCGGTCGGCTCCAGTTGCATGTGCCCGTGGTCAAGCACGAATCGGTAGGAATTGCGGCCCACCCAGGTCGTGTACAGCACGATCTCGGCCAGCGTGATCGCGCGATCGTCGCTGATCGAAACCGCCAGTTCGATGTCGGTCGCGCCCTCCGCGGCGGTCGTGATGCGGGTGGCCTGCTGCTCCATGGCCTCGTACGCGCGCTCTGCGGAAGCGTAGTGCAGCCGAACCGAGCGCGGCAGTTCCTTTTCTTGCTTGCGCGCGACTTCCACCGCTGCCGGCCGGCCGCCCTCCGCGGCATGGGCGCAGAGATCCTCCTCGGACAGGGTGGCGACCGCTGCGTGGCCACGCTCGACAAATTTCAGCGTTTCCCCGCTCTCAACCGCGTCGAACAGTCCAACGGTGCGCAGCGGTTCGATCGCATCCCGGGCGGACATCACGCGTGTGACGGCATAGCCCTCGATGCACGTTGACAGGTCGGTCACGTCTATCGCGGTGAGACCGGATCGAGCGCACAGGTCGCTCACGATGTCCGCGATTAGAATGCAGTCGGTGTCCGCCTCATTCGCGGTGCAGACCGCCACGTAGGCAAAGCCCTGCACCACCGGGTAGTGGACGCCGTACGTCAGGCCAGAAGACATGTCGCCTTGCGCGACCGCTACCGCGTATGCAGCCTCCCAGAAGGTCTGGCTGTCGTAGTCGGCATGGCCCACCGGTAGCACGGGGTTCAGTGGGTACTTGGTGACTGACACCGGACTGCCGCCGTAGGCGTACGACTGCAGCACTTTGAACGTGCCTGCCTGGTATTGCCAGACGCGTCCCTTGACGATGGTGCCGGTGGCGCGCTCTACGAAGTACCCGGCGACGCCAGGAAGCGCCTCGTAATTAGCATCATCGGCGGTGTCGAGCGGCGCAGAAGTGACGCGCTGCACGCGCAGCACCCGGTTCGACTTGACGGCGAGGTTGTCTGGGTAGCAGGTGATCGTTGCGTCGTACTCCGCCGGGGCCGACGCGCCACCAACCAGGAACGTGTGAATGGCTGATGTGGAAAGGTGGAAGCCGTAGGCACCGTGCGGAAGGCCGATCCAGCTTCGATCGCCGGGATCCGGCCCAAGGGCGAAAGCTCGATCGCAGATGTTGCCGCCACCATAGAGCCCGGAGAATTGCGGCGCGATCGAGGCGTAGTGCAACCGCAAGTCGAGGAGTTCGCCGGGACTGATCGATGCCACCAGGCTGGTATCAGCGTCATAGATGCCAGTGGTGAAGCCACCGAAGTAGGTGGTGAAGTCCCGGCCGCCCGAGTTTGCCGCCGACAGGAACTGGGTGAAGTCCGAAATCCACGTGGACACGTCCGGGCCGGTGTAGGCCGAGCTGTCCGCGGAGCTGCCAATGTACTCGACCAGATAATGGTGAGCATTGAGCGGATTGCGAGGATCCAGCCCGGACACCCACGGGTAGAGCACCTCATTGGCGTAAGCCGGGCAGTCGTTCGCAACCAGCTCGCCTTTGAAGACTTCCACGCGGAAGCTCGGCACGCGGTTGCCGAACTTCTCGAGCTGCAGCCCGTCCAGCACGAGGTAGGCCAGCCCGCGGAAGGCAGGCACGTTGCCGGAGCCCTCACGCGCCTCGATCGTCGGGTCCGGCAGCTGCGTCTCGCTGCCGTCGTAGAACGCCATGATGGCGGCGGTCTGCTCGGAGACGGCCATGCGCTCGGCGAACTCGGCATCGGTCTCACCGGCCCGCTGCGCCGAAATGTCATAGATCAGCACCGCGTCGGCCCAGATGCGGCGAATGCCGTTCACCGGGCCTTCGCAGATGCCGATCGCCACATCGACCGAGTAGCTGTACGTCTTGACGGTCTGCGACGGCCCGCCTTTGCCACCGACTTCCTCCTTGTTGACCGCCTCGATCAGCCCACTCGACCAGATGCAGTTGCCGGCCAGCGCGAAAGTGCCGTACACCAACGGGATTGGTTGCCCGATGGTCGATGTCATCACCCGCAAATCATCAAGGCGCGGCCCGGTCACCGTGCCGAGGTCCGTCGGGAACAGCAACCCGCCGGCCATGCTGCCGATCTGGAAGCCCCAGGCGGCGCCCGCAGGGCCGCCGAGCCAGAATCCGACGAAAGCGCCGCCGATGCTTAGGACGGCCTGGCCGGCGTTACTCATAGGTCACACCAGGCACCAGCCACGTCGAGTCCACCATCCTCACCCAGCGGCCGCGGAACCCGTGTTCGACGACCCGGCCGACCTTCTCGTAGGCATGGATCAGTGTTCCCCCGGTGCATACGGCCACGTGCGCAATAGACGCATTCCAGCGAATCGCGACGATGCTGCCGGGAATCGGCCGGTCGGCCGGCGCCAGGTGCTGCTGCAACTTGGCCTCGAGCTCGCCGCGCGTCGGCAAGCGTCCATAGTCGCGGCGCTCGAAATCCTTGGGTATCAGCCCGAGTTCGCGCGCCACCACGATGACAAGACCCACGCAGTCCGTGCCGCGCCGAGTCCGGCCCTGGTGCTGGAATGGCACCCCGACCCAAGACCGGGCCAGGTCGACGAATTGCTGCGCGGTGGCGATCACTGCCCGCCCACTTTCAGGAGCTCGGTCTGGCCGGGCGTGAACACGCCGTGGCCGCGAAAGTTCACGAGGTTGGCGAATACGTCCCGACAGGTCGCGTGCCGCTTGTCGCAGCCCGCGGTGACGGACAGCTCGTCGCCGACCTCGATGTCGAGCGGGAACGGCTGGAACAGGACGAGCGCGACGTCCGGGGAGTCATCGGCGGCGGACTTCACTTCCATGCTGAAGCCCTGATTGGCGCCGGTCGTGAACGTGAGCTTTCCGCCGGGCAGGGTGCCCGCCGACGCGGGGGACGGGCTGTCGAACGTGACGGTGATTTCCCGGCGGCTGGTCACCGAGGCCACCGTGCCGGTGAAGGTCCATGCCGCGGCCGAGACGCCGCAGCGGGCGTCGAACAGGTCCGCGTCACAGGCCACGCCGTACGTGCGCAGGATCGGCCGGGCGAGCGCTTGTGCCAGCCCCCGCAGCTCGGTCTTGTACTGCCCCTCGGCCGTGCGCGTGATCGCGCCGATGTTCCCAGTGCGCAGCACGATCTGCCCGTCGTCGGGCGCCCGCCAGTTCACGAGGAACAGCACGACCGAGGCGTCGTCGAAGAGCCCGGCCTCGATGTCTGCCGGCGACAGGTCGATGAGGTTGAGGTCGCCCGTGTTGACGGCGCCCTCCACCTCCATGTTGTCGACGCTCATATCGGACGTCGAACGCACGTTGCTGCCGGTGATGCCGGCACGGGCGCGGTAGGTGCCGCCGTACGGTGCAGTCGGCGAGTCGCCCTCGATCGTGATGTCGCGGTCGTGTTCGGTGCCGAGGATCAGCACGCCGTCGCTGCGCTCGACGCGCCAGCAGACGGCGAGCGTGGTCACCTCGCCCTGCAGGTGGGCGAGCAACGCGGCCGGGATGGTTCTCATGGGGCTCGTTGGTTGTCGAGCAGCGTCTCGATGCGATCGAGCCGCTTGACGATGTCGTTTTTCAGTTCCGTCTGGTAGCGGTCGGACTGGTTCGCACGCAGCTCGAGGGCGGCGATCCGAGTATCGGACTGCATGCTCTCGAGGCGGTTCAGCCGCTGGTCCATCACGTCGAACCGTTCGATCATCTGGCCCGTCGAGAAGACGAGTGTCAGCACCAAGGCGCTGTCGGCCACCAGCGAACCGAAGGGGATGCGCATCCGTTCGAAAAACGATTCGGCAGTCATTGGGATGTGTACCTCACGAGCCTGGCAGTGCTGATCGCGTCAGGTGTCGACGCGGATTTCCTTGAGCGCGAACGACACCGACTGCTGCCGGTGGCTGATGATCTCGATCGGGAACGCGCCGTCGAAGCGCATGGGCAGGTCGAACTCGCCGCCCCAGGTCATCGCGCCCGATGGGGTGAAATTGAGCGTGACGAGTCCGGTCGCATAGTCGACGGTGTAGTGGGTGCTTTCCGTCTTCAGGACGCCCCCGTCCGCCACGAGGATGGAGCCCTGCACCGGCTTGGAGATGATCCGGTCGGCCGAGAGTGCGCCCATCGTGTAGCGCTTTACCATCTGGTACTCGGTCGGGCTGTTGTCGTTCTGCACGAGCGGGGCGTCGGTCGACGCCGGCGTGCTGCCGACGTAGCAGCTCTTGAAGTCCGAGTAGTCCTTGACGCGAAAGCCGTAGGCCTCGCCCTGGACGGCGTGCCAGAACTCGAGCAGCTCCTGCACCGCCGGATCGCCGCCTTCGGACGGTCCCACGGTCAGCGTGATTCGCTGGCGCGGGTACACCCAGTTGACGTTGCGGCGCTCGTGCCCGTTCTTGCGCTCGATGATGGTGACCGAGCGCATGGGCTCGGAGGAGTAGCCGTAGCGCGGGCAGCCGGGGAAGCGGGGCGTTTCGAGGAACATCAGTTATTCCTCACGTTGGCGCGGGCGATGCCGCGGGCGGCCGCCGCGGCGAGCTGCTGTTCGGTCGCGCGCGACACACTGCCGTTCGGTGCCTGAATCGTGAAGTTCTGGTGAATGTTCATGGCGCCCATGCGGCCCGCGGCGCCCGCCGGGACCATGCCTGCGCCGCCGACAAACCCGCCCTCGGCGAAGCCAGGCAGGGTCGCGAGCGCGCGCATGCCGAAGCGGTTGAAGGATTCGAGGAAATCGCGCGCGCCGGGTTGTCGGACCACCTCGGAGCGCGCCACGAACTCGCCGCGGTGAACGATGCCGGCCGGGTCGAACTTGCCGCCGTCGCCGGTAAAGCCGCCCTCGTCATACCCCGGGATGCGCTTCGCCGTGACTACGATGTCCTCAAGGCCCGAGCTGGCGCCGCCGGCGGCACCGAGGAACGACATGCCGAGGCTGGCCAGCTGGCCGAGCCATCCGCCGCCACTTCCGACGCCCGTGCCGAAGATCTTGCTCGCGATCTGCGCGGCGATCGCCTCGGCGGCCATGCGCTGCAGCATCTGCAGGAACGAGTCGAGCATGCCCTTGATGCCGTCCTCGAATGGGTTGAACAGGAAGTCGGCGAGCAGGTTCTGGAAGTTCCGCGAGGCCTCCTCGAAGAACAGGGAGAGCTGGTCGCGCTCCGGCTCGGGAAAGATCTTCTCGGCGGTGATGGTGATCGGTTCGAGGTCGGACACCTCGAGGCGCGCCAGCGCTTCGGCGGCGGCGTCGGCGAGGTTCGGGTAGGTGGCGGCCAGCTGCTCGAGCGCGTACTTGGTTTCCTGGTACTGCCGGATTTGCGTCTCGACCGGTGTCTCGAGGTCTTCCATTGCGGCGAGGCCCGCATCGAGCACGGCGGCATAGGCCTCGCGCATCTCGCGCAGCTCGTCGACGGCCGCGCCCGTGCGCCTGGAGACCCGGTCGGTGGCGTCCTCGAGGTCCGCGATGGGCGCGCCGGCACCGGCGCCGGCGCTGGAGCCGGTTCGCGCCGGCGTGAAGGGCGTGATGCTCTGCCCGTAGTCGGCGAGCAGGCCCTCGAGGCGCTTCAGCTCAGCCTTGAGCTCGTCCTCCGACCACCACTCGACGAGCCCCTCGCGACCGAAGAACCGCAGCCGTTCGGTCGGGTTCGCGAGCGCCCGTTTGACCTTGTCGATCTCGTCTTCGATGCGGACCGCATCTCCCGCGGCGGGGCCGAACCGCACCGCGGCCAGCTGCTCGGCGGCCCAGCGTGTCGCGCCGACCACGTCGCGGATGGCGTTGATGGCGGCGGCCGCGCCTGCGATCAGCCCAGAGAACAGCGTGTCCGCCGCCTGCTTGGTCGCCGGGTCCTCCAGCACCTTCGCGAAATCGTTGAGCGCCTCGGTCGCGGCCGGGACGCCGGTCTTGACTTCGAGCAGGTCGCCAAAGGCGTTCTTCACGCCCTCAAGTGCACCTGCGAACGTGCCGCGCGCCGCCTGGGCGGCACCGCCGAAACGGCTCTCCAGCTCGCGCAGGATGATCGCCTGCGCCTCGGCCTTCTGGCCGCCCTCGACGAGGGCCGCGATGACCTTCTTCTGGTCTTCGGTGAATGCGATGCCGACGCGCGAGAGCCGCGAGAGGCCCTGCGTCGGGTTGTCGAGCGCGAGGCCCACCAGCCGTGCGGCGCTCTGCAGGTCCTGGCCGAGCGCCGTGGCCAGGTCGAGCGTGGCGGCCGTTGCCTCGTCGAACCGGGTCTCGCCGATCCCCTTGAAGCGCAGCAGCAACGCCTGCATCTGCTGGATGGCGTCGTCGCTGTAGGTCGTGACCGACTGCAGCTGGCTCGACACCTCGGCGAGCTCGTCGGCCGTCTTTCCGGCGGCCCCGCCGTTCGTTTCGACGGCATTGCGCAGCTGACCGAACGCCCGTTCGGCCTCGGCGGTGGCCTGGACGATCTTCGCGAAACCGATGCCGGCGAACGCACCGGCCACGACGTTGCGCACCTGGCTGAATGCACCGCGCATGCGGCGCTCGAACTGTGCAGCTTCCCGGGCGGCCTGGTCGGCGCCCTGGCGAAACCCGCCGAGACGGAGGACCAGGTCGACCGTCAGCGTGCCGAGCGAGCGACTAGCCATTGCGGCCCCCGGTGAGGATCTTCATGACGTCTTCCAGCGTTCCCGACTGCTGTTTCCGATGCGGCATGTAGTCCTCGATCGAGGCCTTGCCGCCCATGGCGTGGTTGATCACCGTGGCGATGAGCGCGAACCCGTACTCGAGGCGCATGCCAAGGTGCAGCGGGCCGTACTTTTCGATGTAGCCCACCCATGCCTGCGCTTCGGCGAACGACATCCGCTCCCGGGCCTCCTCGACTGTCCAGCCGCCGACGCCTGCCAGCACGAGCTCGTGCCAGAAGTCGTCGGCGGCGGTCAGTTTTTTGCGGCGGTGCCCTTGCCGTTGACGGAGAGGACGACGTCAACGAGCGCCTGCGCAAGCTCAGGCACCAGCTCGAGGACCTGCTGGGTCGTCAGCGTCTCGGAGACGTCCTCACCGAGGCGGAGCGAGGCGGACACCAGGTGCGCCCAGAAAGGCGCACCGCTGTCTTTCGCGGCCTCGGCGCGCAGACGATCCGCGGCGCCGGCTGAGAGCTTCACTACGTGGACGGTGAAAGTGTCGGTGACCGCCTCGCCGTTGTCGTTGGCGTGGGTCCACGAGACTTCTCGGATGACCGGCGCGGCCGGGGCGAAGCCGCCCCGCTCGCGAAGCTGATTCAGGTCCATGCAGGTCCTCGTTGGTTAGGCCTTGGCGTGCAGGACCGGGAAGTCCGACACCTGGATCGACACGTTGCTGCCGACCACCGCGTTGAGCGCGAAGTCGAACGGCAGGTCGCTGATGTAGCCGTTGAACTCGATCCACGACCGGGTGGACGGCAGCGTGAAGGCCGTCGAGTCCGACACCGGCAGGGCCGTGCCGTCACTCCAGCCGATCACCCAGTCGCACTTCACGCCGTCGCGATAGAGCTCGTGCAGCCGCACGTGGCTCGCGTCGCCGGTGTCGAAGTTGATGCCGAACTGCGCGGCGCCCGGCGTGGCCATGCCGGCCTCGTAGGTGCGGGCGTCGGAGTCGAGACAGGTGGTCTCGATCTGGTCCCGCGCGGCGGTCAGACCGCTGATCGCGGTGACGCAGCCCACCTTGACGACGGCGAAGCTGTCCGGGTCGATGAAGAAGAGCTCAGTGCCCTGTGTCTTGATTGCCATGAGGATGCCTCTCGATAGAAAAAGCGCCGCTCGCGCGGCACGGATTTCTGCGAGGCATCGGGCTGCGTTGCATGGCGCGGCAGCCGGCGAGGCAGGGTTGAACGATTATGCCTGGCTCTTCAGCCAGCGCTCCCAAGCGGTCAGGATTCCTTTCAGCAGCCGGATGATTGTCTCATGCAGCTCACGCGTGGCCGGGGTCATCTGCGCACGATCCAGTCGACGGTGAAGCTGATCCGGTAGGCCCGCGACTCCGTGTCGCGTCCCTCCCCGTCCCAGCTCACCACGTGTGCCACGCCCTCAATCGCCGCCGCGAGCGCGTCGCGCACCTCGCGTGCGGTGTCTGCGGTGCGGGCGAACACATCGAGGTGCACCGTGATCTGGTCGCAGTCCGGCGCCTGGCCGAGGTAGTTCTCGGGCGCGCCACTGCCCACGGCCCACGTCGCGTAAGGCAGCTGCACGCCCTGCGGAGCCTCGCCGAACGAATACAGACGCACGGCGGAGCCGTCACCCAGCAGCGCCTGGACGCTGGTGTCGGCAGCGCAGGTTTCGAAGATCGGCGGCGTCATGAGGCCTTCGGCGTCAGCAGTTCGATTTCACGCTCGAGGTATTCCGCGAGCAGGCCCTCGATCATCTGTGCGTTCTCCATCACGGCCGGCACGAGGAACTCCTGCTTGGCCATCCCCGTTCGACCCAGCTCGAGAAACCGCCAGTACCAGGTATCGCCGCCAGGGTTGTTCTTGCTGCCGCCTACCCTGTAGGTGCCGCCCACTCGACCCTTGCGACGGTTCTCGCGCGTGTTCGCGTACGCACGGGCGCCACCCATCACGCCCAGGCGCATCACCACGCCGCCCTCGCGGCGGCCCTGGCGGCTCGCATTCTGGATGGCGATGTTGCGCCAGATCCGCTCCGCGCTCTCCTCAACGTCGAACTGGCGCGCCGTGGCCTTCGCGGCGTTGAGCGCGACGCGCATCGCCTTGCGCGACGCCCGCACGGCACCCTTCTTCTGCAGCTTGTCTGGCAGCGCCGACAGGCGGTTCAGCAGGTCCGGGGCGCCGGTGATCTTCACGTCGGCATCGAACGTCGACGGCCGGGAGAACGCCCGCCCGCGAGCGCGCGTGAAGCGTGTGGCGAAGCTGACCATCAGTACCAGTGCCTCCGAACCCACGTGCCGTCCCATTTCCGGTCCCAGGACTTCGACGGCCCATTGAAGTGCACCATCCGCGCATCTGGCGGCAGTTCGTGCTCCCGCCCTTTCAGGTCGCGGATCGAGTAGATCCCGGCGTCACGGCCGTAGTAGGGCTCGCGGCTCCCGAGGGTGTAGCTGAGCCACGCCTGGTCGCTGCCCCGGAACCCGGCATGGCGCGCGGCGCGCTGCGACTCGAGCCCCTTGAACGTGTCCCAGACGTGCGTCCGGCTGCCGGCCCGCAGCAAGTAGCTGCCACCGCCGAAGCGCAGCTTCGCGCCCCAGTCCCGGTATGGCCGCCAGCCGACGAAATCCTCCGTCCGGTCGAACAGCGGCGCCCAATCGGCGGTCGGAACCACGTCGACGTCGATACACAGCAGCCGGTCGCCGAGCGCCTGCGCTTCGGCCGAGAAGTTCCACAGCCGCCTGTAGCAGCTCGGGAACCGCCCACCCTCCGGCGTACGCAGTTCACCGACCCTGCGCGCCGCCGGCGGCGTGAGCACCACCTCGACCTGCGGGTCGAAGCCCTGCGCGGTGTCGGCGATGCAGATGAACCGATGCGGCAGGCTCATGTGGCGAGCCACCGCCCGGCGCAGCGTGTTGACGTGCTCCGGCTGGTAGGGGCGGTCACCGAGGCCGGTGCCGTTCCACAGCCAGCAGACGATCGAGATCACGGCCGGCTCAGCGAGCGGCGAAGATCAGGTCGCGATCGAAGGCCGCCACCTGGCGGTATCCGAACGACGCGAGATACTCGGCCACCGCGCCCGCCGGTCGATACCGCAGGCTCTTGTCGTTCTCCTCCACCACCACCACCGGGCGCCACTGCTTCAGCAGTCGGGCGGCCCCCTGCAGCGCCTCGAGCTCGTGGCCCTCGATGTCCAGCAAGATGGCGCCCAGGTTCGCAACCTGCTGGCCCGGCAGGTCGTCCATCGCGATCGCGGGGAACGTGGTTCCCTGCGGGGCGACGGCCGAGGACCCGCCGAAGCGCTCCACCGCGCCGACGCTGATGTTCACGTGACCCGTGGCGCGTGAGAGCGCGCACGGCATCACCAGCGCGTTCTCGGCGGTGATGGCGTCGACGCAGGCCTGCCACAGGTGCAGCAGCGGCTCGAACGCAAGCACCTGCTTGAAGTGCGCGGACAGCTCGGCGGCCCACACGCCCACGTGGCCGCCGGCCTGAATCACACAACCCGGATTGCGCACGTACGGCAGCATCGCGGCGATGACGTCCGGCTGGCCGATCTTGGTCTCGGCCGGCAGGTAGTCAGGCCGCCGCCAGGCGGCCGGTGCTCGTTTCATTCGCGATCCTCGTCGAGACTGCCACGCGCTGGCTGCCGGTCCATCGCGCCGGGGTGTACCCGGCCTGCTCGATCCAGTTCGGCACCTCTTCAAACGTGAGTCCGGCCTGCTGGGCGGCGCGCTGGTAATCGGCGAGCGTGTGCCGGAACTGCTTCACGCCGGAGCGCCAGGTCTTCTGCTCCGGCACGTAGGCCCAGTAGAACCGGCTGCCCGGGTGCATCAGCGCCGCCGCGCGGCGCATCACGGACTCCATGATGTCCTGCGGCAGGTGAATGAACACCGAGAAGGCCCAGAGCATGTCCATCTTCGGCGCCGTTTCCGCGTCCCGGATCTCGCCCACCCAGAAGGTCGGCTGCTGGTCGCCCCAGCCCTCCTCGACCGACAGCCCACAGGCCGCGATGACCGCAGCCTCGGCGATGTCGACCCCGAAATAGTGGCCGCGCTCGAGCAACGGCACGACCTTGCGCGCCAGGCGCCCGGTGCCGCAGCCGATGTCGAGCAGACGGTGGCCAGGCTTCAGACCCTGCGACAGCAGGAAGTCGCGCTGCAGCTCGCCGTGTTGCTCCCAGTTGTCCCCGGCGCCGACGGCGGCCCGGTAACCGGTGATCTCGATCCGCCGTGCCGTGTGGCGGGCGTAGGCCTCGACGAAGTCGTGCTCGAGGTAGAGCGCAACAGTCTCTGGATCCTTCTTCGTCTTGGCCGGCATCTCGGCCAGCTCGGCCTCGGTCAATCGCACTTCGCGGTCTCCTGGTTCTTGAATTTCGGCATCCAGCGCACGAGCAGGCCCCCGATGCTGCCGAGGTCCACGCCCTGGATGCCGCGGCCGGCAAGCCGGTTGGCCAGGCAGGTGGCCGTGGGACCGCACGAGAGCAGCGCGATGCTCGGCTCGGCCGCGACGACCGCGGCCTCGAGGTCGTCGATGACGGAGTAGGCGGCCCGGCTCGGGCACTCGATGTGCACCACGCTCGTGGCCATCGCGCGGGCGCAGGTCAGAAGTTTGCTGCTCGGCTCAGACAGCACCACGACGCGGTCCCGGCCCGCCCACAGCTTCGAGATCAGCGCGAAGTACTCCGGCGATTCGAGATTGTCCGCCGCCGAGTCCGGCCGCGTGATGAACGCCGAGTAGTAGCGACACCCGTCGCTGCGCTCGAAATACTTGCAGAACCGCTGCTCGTGGCGCAGCCAGTTCTGGTGCTTCGGGCCCGCCGGATCCATGGTCGGGATCGCGATCAGGCAGCCCTCGTTCGGCATCGCCGCGACCATGCGCATCTCAGAGGTGAGGCGGCCGTTCGCGACTTCGCGGCTGTAGCCCGCGCCCTCGAGGATCTTCAGCTCACCGTCGCCGAAACGAGCGATCGACGCACCCTTCAGCAGCCGCCGCACGGTGTCGAACTCGCCTTTCACGAGCGGATACATGGGTCCTGCTTGCTCCACGTGAAACGTAGGTGGCTCGTCGGCTTGCGGCCGGCGATCTGCCGCTGCAGCTGCTTGCCCTTCGTGCGGTCACGCGACAGCGAGAAGTCCGAGGCGTCCGGCGCCACCGAGCGGGTGAACACCATCAGGTGCACCGGCGCAGGCACGAGATCGGGCAGCGCGATCTGCTCCATGCGCTTCAGGAAATCCGTGCCGCCGCCGAGGCAGCCCGAGAAGTCCTCGTTGTAGCCGCCCGCCTCCCAGTACAGCTCGCGCGTGCACAGGTAGCTGTCGATGTGCGGGTGAATCTTCCCGAACTCGACGTCGTCGGCGATCTTGTCCTTGCGGCGCGTGGCGTCCGCCCGCCCGAAGCGGAACCGTTCGAAGCGATACCAGCGGCGGCGGTCGGCGTCGAAACCCAGCAGCTGCCATGCCATTTCGGCCGGCAGCCGGTGGTCGATGTCGACGTGGAGCACCCAGTCCGTGTCAGCCACGTGCGTGCCGAGGTTGCGGGCACCGCCGCGGTTCCAGGGGATGTCGACCTCGATCCGGTACAGGCTCAGCCGCTCGAGCAGCGCGGGCGACGCGTGCGCTTCGACCACCTCGCGCGCCGGCTCCGGGCTGCCGTCGTCGACCAGCACGATGCGGGCCTCGCGCGGGTAGGTCTCCCAGGCCTGCAGCTGGTGCCGCAGCATGCGCACGTTCCGATAGAACGGCACAATCAGCGTGAACTCGCCGACCCTCACCCTTCGTTGACCCCTTCGCTGCAGGGGATCGTCAGGTAGTCGAGCCCCGATTCCTTGTCGGCGAGGAACCCCTCGGGGTTGTAGATCCTCGCGCCGTGCCGGATGCGCATCGACGCATCCAGCCCTGACCTGTGGCGGATCGTGATCCGGGCGATCACCTTCGACTGCACCGCGCCCGCCGCCACGAACTCGCGAGCGCTCAGCGGCTCGATCGCCGCCGGCACCGAGCTGGCGAACGGCACCCAGGTGGTTTCGATGTCGCCGCTCGTGTCCTGCACGTCGACGCGCTGCTCGATGTCCACGCGGTGGCGCAGCTTGCCGGCGTCCATCAGCGGATGACCTCGCTCAGCGGCGCTCGGCGGAACGCCCGGAGCGCCGTGTCCGGCGTGCAGTTCACGACCTCGATGTTCATCTGCTTCAGCACTCCGGCCAGCTTGTCGAACGCCCTCAGCCAGCCCGTGAAATTGCCGCGGCTGTCGAGCTTGCCGGGGTGGTTACCAAACCAGTGGCGCCGGCCGAGCCGCCCGTTCTTCATATCGAACCCGAGCAACACGATCCGCGTCGCGCCCAGGTGCACCGCCAGGTGCAGCGCCTGGTATCCGCTGTTGCCGCCACTCACCAGGTGCGTGGGCCGCGGATCGAAGATTGCGTGCTCGCTCGACTGCTTCAGGCTGTAGACCTCCGGCCAGGGCAGCGTGTCGCGGATCGTCACCTTGCGGCCCGCGAACTTGAGCGACCGGTCGTGGTAGTGGCGCCACCACTTGGCGTCCGCCGCGTACAGCACGTCGGCCCACGGCGCCAGCGCCGGCACCCGCACCCCGTCGCAGTCGGTATCGATGCCCTGGTTGTTCACAGCGATTGCCCGGCACTTGCCGCGCACGGCCTCGGCCTGCTCGCGGGTCATGCTGGGCCCGGAAGCCAGGATCACCGCCGTCTCGCCCTTCCAATCGGGCGTGACGGACCACGCCGTCGTCATGCGATCGTTGGGGTCCTGAGCGAGTTCAGCAGCGCCACCACCGCACGCGGCAGGTAGCCGTAGCCGAAGCGCTCCGGAACGACGTCTGTCGCCGCCGGTTCGCGATTTCGATAGAACTCGCCGACCATCATCAGTGTCGCTTGCCGGCACAGGTGCAGCGCCCGGAGCGCGGACTGCTCCAGCTCGGTCGACGTGTCCGTCGTGTCGAACTCGATTGGCTCGCCGCCGGTATCGAGGAACAGGTACTGCGCATCGCCGATGTGCGCGAGCACGGCGGCCGAGGCCGCTTCGACCTGCAGGGCGATCAACGCATCGTCGGCGCTATGGTCCATGGCGAGTTGGGCCTTGGCCTCCTCGAGCGTCACGAGCATGGTCATGCCGGCTTGCTCCAGTCCTTGCCGTCACGGCCCTTCTTCACCGCCAGGCGCCAATCGGCCGAGGTGCCGGGCTTGCCCTCGGGCGCGTCCTTCTGGGCGATCCAGAACGAGCCGCCGAAGGTCACGCCGTCGCCCTTTTCGTAGGCCTCGCTCTCACGGAACACGCCCTGGTCGAGCACGCCGCCGTAGCGGACCTCGGTCGCGGTCTCGCTGCCGTCGGTGTAGCGGAACACGGTGCGGATCGTGCGCGGGGTCGGATACTCGACCTCTGCGCTCGCCACGCCCCGGACGATGCAGGCCCAGCCCGCCGCCTCGAGGCTCGCCGCGCCGTCGAGCGGCGTCGTCTTGCGGCTGGCGCGCAGCAACCCGCCGAGGTGCGTGACGAACGTGCCGCGCGGGTAGCTCTTCGCCGTGTCGAGCTCGGGCTGGATCACGATCTCGAGCGCGTCCTTGCCGTCGATACCGGGCTCGCCCGTGGTCGGCACCTTCGCGACGACCTCGGCCAGGCGTTCGTCGAACGCCTTGCGCAGCTCCCCGAGCGTCTCGGACCACTTGCGCTCGACGGCCGCGAGCTCGCGCTGCATCAGCCGTCGCACGGCCGCCGCGGCACGCTCTGCGAACTTCTCAATGTCCACGGTTCAGTACCTCGATGAGTATCGGCAGCAGCTCGAGCAGGTCGCGGTCGTCGCGCGGCACGATGAACCGCGGCGCCGTGACGACCGCCGTCCCGAAGCCGCCCAGGTTGACCGGCGGGGTCGGCGGCTCTGCGGGCGTCCCGACGGGCCAGAGGCCGAGGTACGCGATGGCGGTCGCGCCGAATCCGACGCCGAGCGTCGCGATCGCGCGCGGGTTCAGGCTCACTGGCGCGTCACCGTCACGGTGCCGGCGACGGGCTCAGCGACCGCCAGCGTGAAGTCCTCGGTCGAGATCTCCGTCGCCGTCTGAGTGAGCGGCTTTCCAGCCGCCAGGCCGAGGCGCTGGTACACCTCGAGCAGCTGCGTCGCCTGGTCCACCGTCAATCCGCCGCCGCCACCGGTGTCGAAGCTGATTGCCTGCACCGGCTGCTGGTAATTGATGCGCACCACGTAGCTGCCCGTCGTGTTCACGAACGGATCGCCGCCGCCGTCGACCAGCAGCACGCCGTCGCCGACGTTCAGGGTGTGGTTCGCCTCCTGCGGCCGGAGCTTCCAACCGTTCTGCAGAAAGGCATAAATCGGGATCTTCGTGCCGGCGCCGAGGTCGATGTCGTTGCCGCCGACGGTGTCCATGGCGCGCATGAACTTCGAGTTGTCGCCCGCCGTCAGCCACCAATCGACCCAGCGCGACCACAGGTCGCGCACGGACAAGCTCACCGTCCCCGTAGAGAGAACGATCAGTTTGTTGGGTCCATCGAACGTGAGCGCCACAGGCGTTCCTTACGGCGTGTACGCCCGGTCCTGCTCCGCGACCAGCGAGATGGAGATGCCTTTGGAGCGGCTGATGGTGCCCGTCGCGACCACGGGCTTTGCCACACCCTTATTGCCCGCCACGATGGTGACCGGGGCGTCCTCTCCGGCCGAGGCCGCGCCGCGCTGGATATTGCCGTCGTAGTCAAAGGTGAATGCCATTGAAGCGCCGGTAATGGCGCCGGCGATCGCCACCGCATCCTTGTCGTTCACCGTGATCGCGTTGGCGGTGCCGTAGTCGTAGCCGAGGTTGTCACCCGCGTCATCGTTGGTGAAGTACATGCGGAAATAGCCGGTGCCGCCGCTGGTCAGGAACGAGTTGAAGTTCAGCGTGCCGGCAGCGGCGTATGGATACTCGCGCGTCGCCCCGGTGTTGTCGTAGAAGGTGATGCTGTTCAGGTCGTTGGCGGAAATGCCGGCGACGAACACGCCGGACCCGCCACCGTTGGGGTTCGCCGGCGTGTAGAAGCCGCACTTCAGCGCATCGCCGACGAAATTGAGCAGCAGGCCTGCGGTCTTGCCGGTCACGGTCTGGTCGGTGGAGTCGATGTCCCCCGACTGCCGCAGCAGGTACTGGACCTTCGTGTAAATCTCGGCCAGCGATGCAGCGACCGGCGTCGCCCGCTGCAGGGTGAAGCTCTGGTTCGCCAGGGTGCTCGGGAAAGTCGTGGTGATGGTGACGGCGGTCGCGGACGGCGTGCCGCTGATCGTGTACACCCCCGCATTGGCCCCCTCGTGGATCGTGAGGGTGCCGCCGGTGTAGTCGGAACCGGTGATGCCGCCCTCGG